AGCAGTTCATCACGATCCCAGATGAAATAGTGGAAGAGCTGGGTTGGCAAGAGGGAGATGTTCTTGAGTGGGATGTAAAGGGTAATGGAATCATTCTTAGCAAGGTTAATGATTCCGCTGGTTATGTAGTTATAGAGGAGTAGAATACTTAAAAAGGAATGTAGACATGTTTTACGGCGGAGAGAGTAATGTCCCCGGAGCAGGAGGTAATTTACGCGCAACTCAACCACATGGCGCAATGTACCAACAGCAGCCAAGGGATTATTTAGATCGCATGATGCCAAAGTATCCACCGGGCTTTGGTCCTCAACAACAGGAAACTCAACCACAGGCGCCCCAGCCGGGAACACCAATTCAACTTGAGTTACCACTTGCAATGCGCGGAATGTCGGGTTTAACGCCCATGGGCAACGCCGGTTTTTTTTCTAATCTTCAATACGGACAACAAGTCCCTCCCGGCTTCCAAAATAAATTTGTTTCCTAATGGCACAAGACGACAGCAAATATACAAAGCCAGGATTACGCGAAAGTATTAAAGATCGTGTAATGGCTGGTTCCAAGGGCGGCAAGCCCGGGCAATGGTCTGCACGCAAGGCTCAACTTGTAGCTCAGCAATATGAAAAAGCAGGTGGCGGGTACAAGGGCGGTAAAGGTAAGAAGCAAAAAGATTTAGAGAAGTGGGGCAAAGAAAAGTGGATGACCAAAGACGAGTATGAAAAACGTGGCAAAGCAAAGGCGGCTGCCCAAAAATATAAAGAGAGTAAATGATGGAATTAGCAGGCAAATATGCAAAAGACAATAGACCGCTTTACGCACCTGATGTGTTTCCCGATCAGCGTTTAATGCAGATGTACGCAAGTCAAACAACAAATCCTGTGCTACGGAACGCAGCTTTAGAGTTTCAATATCCCTTTAAAATGTCTGATCTTAAAAAAAGTAAATACCCAGATGAGATTAAATTTATAATTATGCAAGCAACCACAGGAACACTGGGTTAATCATGGCAGTCGATAAGGCGATACAAAAGGGATACACCAAGCGTTACCTACCAGAAAGCGCTTGGGCATCTCTGTCAAAAAAAGAACGAGAAGAAACAGATCAAAAGAAAAGGACTGGTAGCAAGCAAGGAAAACAGTTTATTTCTAATACAGAATCTGCTAAAAAAGCAGGCAGGGCTGCACGTGCGGCCAAACGCTATAAAAACAAAAAATGAAAACCAAAAAACTTGTCAAAAAAGCTTTAAAACACCCTGAACTTTATACGCCTGCTGAGCTTATATTTTTTAATCGGTGGCTACACCTGAAGAAGCAAGCGAAGACTGCTAAGATCAGTAAAGATAAAAAGGCAGATGGTTGATGGCTGGGGACGCAAAAGCCAGGCTTAAAGAAATTATTGACTCTTACCTTGAAAAAGACGGTGGGGCGTCGATTGATACTGGCATCGTTGCAGCACATCTTGCGCAAATGAAACTATTTGGCATCCGCCAGGGTGTCGAGTTTTTTCCCGCCCAGGATAACTTTGGTAATCAACGCAAGGATTTTATTGATCGTGTAATTAAATACAACCAGCTAGATACGCGCCTGGATTCTATCTGGGATTATTTTTTGTGTGATGGTCAAGGACTTTTTTACATAAGACCAACACAGAACAACTACCGGATGTATTTTTTCCGTAAACATGAGTATCGTAGTTTTTATAACATCGACGGTGAGTTAGACGAAGTCGTCATTATCTACAGCTATAAGGTTCGTCAAGGAGCAGGTTTTCAGCAAGACATTGAAATGAGTAATGTCTCCGGCCCCTTGAACATGGGTCGCGGTGGTGTCAAACGCTATATCCGCCTATCAATTAAACGCAAGACAATTGAAGAAACACATTCTGAAGGCGAGATCTCATTCGATACAAACTATCAGTCCATACCCGGCAAAACCAAGACGTTTAAAAATACTCTTGGCTTTATTCCCTGCGTAGAAATTTTCAATAATGCCAAGGGATTTTCAACAGAAGGTGTTGGTGAATTTGATGCCCTAGCCAATCACATATGTACGCATGACGACATGGTTCGCACCATGCGTAAAAACGTGCAGTTCTTTGGTAACCCAACACTACTTTCATCTCGTCCCAAGACAGACCTAATGGAGTCTGGCGGGGAAGCTGTTGTGCAGCGCCCATCGATTGCTGCAAGCTCTGGGTTCACAGGTGCAGGTGCTTTAAGTCAATCACGATTCAAAGCCGATCCAATTTATCGTGGTGTAGATGGTCAGCTGCGCGTCCCAAGAGTTATTGCAAACCTGGAACCAAATGACCGAGTTGGTTATATTGTTCCAGACGCTATTACCGGTGACCAGAATTCTTTTGCTCGTCAGTACCGTGAAGAGATTCGCACGGCACTTGGCGGTGTGGATGAACTATCCATATCAGCTGGCGTTACGGCGACTGAATACAAATCTCTCTTTGGACGCGTTTCAGCGACCGCCAAGAAAAAATCAATTTCTGTTTACACGTATGGCATTTGCCGTTGCCTGGAATTAATTCTTTTTCAAGAAGAGCGTTTATTCCGCGACACACTTGCTGCCGCAGCGGGTTTAGAAAAACCCCTGGAACTACCAGAAGTCGCGTCATCGGAGGATTTACTGGCGTATGAAGATGCCATGGGACTGTTTGAGGATCAAGTCAAACAATTAATGATGGCCTGTTTGAGGACACAGCAAATACCCCCAGGTGTTCTGGGACTAATTCCAGATGGTGATATTACTATTCAGTGGCGCTGGCTGGGACCCGTTTACGAAGACTCTACGCAAGATATTTTGAATAACTCTATCGTTGTTCGAAACCTGCAAGAATTAGGTGTTGATAGCATTGAGGCACTGAAATACCTCTTTCCGTCAAAAACGGATGAGGAACGGGCCGAGATGTTATCTGGGTTCCCGTTCAGAATGGTGAACGAATTACAGAGTGCATACTCTGCTTTCGCTCGCTTAGTGGGAGGAATGATGCAGACTCCCCACCCGCAATCACCGGATCTTCCGATGGCTGCAGACCCGCGATTGGATTTAACCCCATATCTGTATCGCACTTTAGAAGCCTTACAAAAGGAGATGAGTTATGCAGGACGCTACCGTCCAATCGACCCCACAGATGAGCCAGGTACCAGCAGCCGTCGCACCGAGCAGCTACGTGGTGGCAGCACCGCAGGCGGCTCAGCCCCAGGCGCCGGTGGCTTATCAAGTGGGTATGAGCTACCCCCAAGCGGTACCTCAGGCAGCCCCCAGCTACCAATCAGCCCCTATTCAATACGCCCCCCAATCCCAACCGGTGGCGGATTCCCCGGCGAACAATCCCTGGGAATCGGCGTTCAACAAGGTGGTGAACCTGCTGAGCGCTCCAGTCCAATCCCCGTTCCAGGGTCAACAATTTCAAACGCCGACAGCGTATACCCCGGCCAACTACGGCCAACCCAGCAACCAAGTTACGCAACAATCGGCTCCGCTGACCTGGTCTCCCAGCCAGGAATCCTCGCCCAATTATTCCCAAACCTCCTCGAATCTCTCCTTGGAGCAAGTAGCGGATCTGGTGGGGATGGGTCAGGAAAGCCGTCAGGTGATGGACGCGTTCGGGATCGAGGCACCGGCTCTGCTGAACAACTACGCTCTAAACCTGGAGCAAATGCTGGACAGCGCCGTCGCGTGGGGAAACCGCGCCGCTAATACGATTACCGGCTACGCCAATTTCGCTGTTAACGAGCACCAGGAAAACCTGGCATACAACGAAATTCTGACCAACCCTGACGTTCTTAGCGATTACACGTTGAAGTTCTTCGGTCCCGAAGGGCCTTATCCCGTGTATGAGAACGAGACCCAACTTGAGACTCGCGGCTACCCCACTCAAGCCGTGGCACAACCCCAACTGGGTCAGTTTCCTGCTCCCCCGGCGGCTGAGGCTCCTCAAGCCCCTGAAAATTTCTGGGGTAATTTCAATGACATCATGGCTCGCGACCCCCAGAATGCCTGGCGTGTCCTGAACCAAGCCCAGCCCCAAGTAGTTGCAAACAAATTGTTTGTAATGGAGTGATAGTTAGTCGGTAATTAAGTAAATTACCGACTGCTAAAATTTGTGTTAGATAAGACAATAAATGTCTAAATCTTTCACCCAATAAAACAATCCCAGCGATACTGGAGGATAAAACAAAGTGTTTCTTGACAACGATTTCCCTAAAATTCTTGGTGCGGAACTCTATCGTCCCCACCCTGCTTACATTGCGGAAATGGCGGTTGAGCCTGTGGTTGTCCACGACTTTACTCGTCAGCCCGGTCAAACCGTACAGTTAGACCGTTACAAGTTCTGGGGCACCCCGGGTACCAAGGACAGCCGTGAGCGTATTGCTGACCAGACCATCGGTACTGCCAACAGCCGTAACATCACCAAAGAGAAGGTGCTTGTTGTGCTGAAGGAATACACTGGTCCCGCCGACCCGGGCGATCCGACCCAGCCCAGCACCTTTAAAATTGCTCGTGAAACTCTGGTTACCGCCCAGCGTCTGCTGTTGGATACCGGCAACCTGAATATGTTCCACCAGAGCATTGGTTCGCTGACCCTGCTTGACGATTATCGCCGGTGGCGTGACCGCGTCTTCATCGACGAACTGTCCAAATCCGAAGCCCTCGGCGCTGCTTCTGATACCCAAGGCGGTTATTTCTTCCCTGCTAGCAAGACCAAGAACGCTTCTGGTCAAGTTTCTTATACAGCTACTGAAGTTACCGCTAAAGATCAACAGTTTTCTGTGGCAACCGACCTGTTGACGCTGGTCAAGCAACTGCGTAAGCGTAACGTACCGACCTTCGCTGATGGTCTGTTCCGTTGCGTGTGCGATCCCACATTCATGATGCACCTGCGTCGTGACGATGACTTCCGTGAGATTGCCCGTTATAGCGGCAACCCTGGCCAAGGCATGTACATGGGTAATCCCATGATGCCTAACAACGCCAGCTTCTTCATGGGCCCGCAGGCCGGCCAAGCTTATTTCCTGGCTGGTGAACCTGTCATGCCAACTGGCGTTCAATTTGAAGGTGTGAAGTTCTTCGAGTCGACCAACTTCCCCAGCAAGAATGTTAGCTCTTCTTACACCGGTAGCGCTGGTACTTTCAGCAACCGTGAAGTGGCTCAGGGTTATTTCTTCGGCCCTCAGGCTATTGGCGTTGGTATTGGTGGACCTAACGCTCAAGTGCTCATCAATAATAACGATGACTTTAGCCGCTTTATCATCTTGATTTGGCAGCTTTACGCCGGCTTCGAAATCCTCAATAAGGACTTCGTGACCACCGCTTTCAGCTTCGTTGCTGATTCTTGATAAAACACATACACAGAAAACAACAGGAGAAATAAATGTCTTATTTGTCTTCTAAAAAAATCTACCCGGGCAACTGGGCGGAGGCACTGAACGGTTGGTACAAAAATATCGATACCAACGAAGACGGTGTTAATAACGCATCCAAGGGCGGCCCCACTTCGGTGCTGGCAATTCCTGGGTATCGTTATTTTCAAAATCGTGGTTACCTGGCCGTTAGCACTGCTTCAGGCGCAGGCGCTACCGCCTCTGGCAGTGTGATTGTTCCCTCTCCCTACCGCCAGGATGAT